CCGCAGAGCCTCGGAGGACGAAGGCAACCGGTGTTCTGCGACCTCGTACTTTCCTGTTGCCCGGATCGCGGGTAGAACTTCGTGAGTTACCCATCGTTTGAATGCCCGAGCCCCGGATGCCTTGCTGGCAATCACTAGGTCGTAGAAGCCAGGCTCGGTGATGAACCAAGCCTCCGTGTTGACGCCCTCAGCGAAGCTTAGGGCGTTCCCACCTGCGGAAATACTGCGCATGTCGAACTTGTGCTTGTCGTCGTCCTCAACCAGCCTGATTGCCATGGACGGGTTGGTGTGTTCCAGCGCAACACAAACGTCGGCGTGATGAATCCACGCCGCCCCGTCGATAGTGATCGTGCGAATATCCTGTTGCGTCATCGGATACGCGAATGCCTGTACTGCAAGGGCGGAGGGCTCGGGCGGACGGGAGGTGGGGTTGGTGTTGTCGTCGAGGGTGCCTGTACCGTATTCCATGGCGATGTCCTTTAGCTTGGATCGTCCATACCCCGGAGTGTGACTTCACTCGCGGGGCTTTTACCTGTCTAGAGTCTACATTCCTTACCCGGACTCAAAAACCCAGTCGGGTGGGAGTGGCTGGCCGAGTGCGACAGCGCCACCGAACAGGCGCCCGCCGTACACGGTTTCGAAGAGTGGCTTGTGTGCTGGCCGGACAGCAGGGTTGCAGTACGCCGATGCCAGACCGGCGGCCGTAGCGGCCAGGAGCATGTTCTCAGCCAAGAACCCGGTGTCGAGCCACGGCATAAACGCGATCTCCCCCGGTGCCTTGTATGCAGCGGGTTCGGCGAACAGGAGAACGATCACTGGTGCACGGTGTATCCACCCGACTCCGCCGACGAGTAGCCCCCCGAGGAGTGCTTTGTCGTCGCGGCCGGTCACTACCTGCGTGGCCACGGCGTGCCGGTCACAGCTCGATGGTGCCAGCTGTGCGGCTTCGAGGACTTCGGCCAGTGCATCGTCGGGGACGAGACCGTCGGCGAACATGCGGTCACTGTGGCGGGCGCGCATGATGTCGATGAGGACGCCACGCTTCCGCTTCTGATGAGATTCGTAACGCTGTTGATGCTCGTCCATGGTCATGGGCTTGTTTCTATGCAGCAGTCGTTGGCGTCCGCAGCCACGGTGAGCGTCCGGGTGATCCCGGCGCATCCACCCTCGATCGGCAGAGGCACACCGGGGCCGATCACCCACAGGGCTTCATCGTCGGCCGCGTAGCAGCAGAGGATGGTCCGCCGGAAAGCCGCGTCAGCGCTCGCGAGGGCTTCGTGTAGTTCAGTCCATTCCTCACAGGTAGGAAGTGTCTCGGCGGTCCCCACGGGCGCGCACGTCACATACCCCATCTCCAACACGACGGACCACCGCTGCGGGAAACAGTTCGCGGCCTCGGCATCCGGGCCGGGGAACACAGTGGATGCCGGTGCCGGGTATTCGGCGATCCGCACCCACGCCAGGCCCGTGCAGCATTCATCCTCGGTCAGGGACCGCAGGAAGTTGACTTGGTCGCCGGCGCGCATACACACCATGCCGGGAGGTTTCAACGCTTGCGCGATCTCACCGCGCAGGCACTCCAACAGTGCGGAGGCGTGGGGGGCGGCGACAGGGTCAACAATCACCATGGTCAGGTCACCATCCTGGGGTAGCGGACGTCCGGACCATAGATTCGGGTGCGTTGGGTCAATCGGTGCGGATTGTAAATCGCTATCACCCGGTCGACCTCGGGGATACCCGACGACAACCGGTCTGTCGTGATATCGACTTCGGCTACATCGAACTCGACGCCCTGCCGAGTGATCGACGTGACATTCGCGGGGAGGACACAGTCGCCACCCGCACAGGCTTTCGCGGCCTCACACGCGACCTGCGCCGCCGCGTCAAGAACCACTTGCGGTACGGGTGTGCCCCGGCCATACGTGACCTCGAAACCAGGCGGGTCCTGCTGGCTGTAGTTGACGCAGGTCGGCCAACACGCGCCATCGATCCGCACCAGCCGGTACGAATCCATGATGATGTACGCGGCCGGCGGGACAACCACGCCAGCAACAACGACCTCAACGACCGCGTCCGTCGACGTGGGTCCCTGCAACGGGATTTCGCATCCGGCTTCGCAGCAGCCACAGGCACCGACACCAGGGTTGTACCAACGCCCCGCCCACAAATATGGGTGGAACTCACCGAACCCAGACCCGAGCGTGACGGGGTAAACCCGGTACGACGGGGAGATACCGGCCGGCGCGCATGGTTGGACCGAGATCTCACACAAACCGAACTGCCGGCCCGTCGCCGCCCACATCAACGCTGTACCGACCCGGATAGCGCGGGCCTGCTGCCCAGGCGTGTACTCGCCCCAGCTAGGGCAGCACTCGCCCGGCACTACAGTCCAGTTGCACGGCTCACCCATGGGATGAGTCTACGGCGAAACCAGATCAAGTGGCTGGCAGCCACACACAGCCGCAGGAGGCGCCACGGTCGTCAACTGCATATGCCGGTGAGTCGTCGCCGTCAACGGCGACAGCAGCGGACCAGCCACACCCAGCTCATCCAGGACAACGTCATACGGGCCGACACCCCACGACGTTCCCGCGCGGGTGCTGCCCGCGATCGTGAAGTCGATACCGTCGTTGCCGATCTCTACGTCACCCTGAGACGCGCCACCCAGCCACGGCAGCAGCAGGTACCCGTACTCGGCAGCGACACCCGGCGCGCACGCGACCGTGCGGGCAAGTTTCGTCCACACTTCGAGCGAGAAGTTCGCTTTCGCATACGTTTCGGTGTCGGTGGCGAACCCGACCGTGTCGCCGGCGCCGTTCAACACCAGGGGCGAACCGGTGGTGATCTCGAAAAAGTCGGGGTCAACCAAACACATAGTGAGAGTGACGGAGATGAAGTTCAGGTTCGGGTCGGACTGCTCGAAATAGCAGTTGGAGCCGTCGGCGGCCACGCGCGTGATCGCTTCGGCGTCCGTCAACTCATCCGTCATCGCCACCGTAATGAACCCTTTAGTGGTGACAGTGCTACAGGGTCCCTCTACGGGGTTGCCGCACTCGTCGAGGCGGGTCGCCCGCATCATGAGACCTTGGATATAGGACCGGCATTGTGTGGCCATTACTCGGCCCCCTCATCACTGGTGGTGGCTGGTTTACTGCGTGGCTTGCGGGGCTTCTTCGGTCGCGGTTCTTCGGTGGTTGGCGTGGCCTCGGCGCTGGGAGCGCTGGCCTTCGCCTCGGCGACAATGTCGGCCAGCAGGACCGGTTCGACCACAGCCGCCACCTCAGCGGTTGGGACAGGCACGGGCTCGGCGGGGATGGCCACGGGGACGGCGTAGAACTGGTTCAAATAGTCGAACGCCAACTCGTCAGGGACCTGCACACCGTTCGTGGTCGACACGATGTAACGCAAATTCCCGTTCGCCAACGCGACCAAGTTCTTCACGGTCCCGGCGCGGTCGCGTCCGGTGCGGCCCCCGGTTTTGATGATCACGGTCATGGGGAACCTCCCAGGTCAAGGGTGATGGAGTTGGCGACACAGTCATAGGCGACCGCGTATTCACGTTCAGCGACGATGTAGTACTGGTTGGTAGACCTGTCGAGGGTCTGGTCAAGCTCGGGCACGAACACATCGCTTGACCGCCACACCGTGACCTGCCCACTGATGTACAGGGTCCCTTCGGGGTAGCCGCCACCAATCGACCAGAGCGTCCCGTACGGGGTCCGTTTGACGGCACCCTGGTCGACAATCAGTGAGGCTTCACCCGCATATGCGGCGACCTCCGGCGACGCATGCAGGTAACCGATGTGCCCGTAGTCGGCGGACTCGATGCCGTACAGCCACTGCTCCAGCCTCGACACGGCGTCAACGATGTCGACCGCGGCACCCAAGCCAGCAGCACCAGCGTCCAAGATAACCGCCAGTTCGGCTTCGGCTTGCGCCTGTTCACCTGAGGCGAGGTTGCGGCGTACCGCTGCCTCCAGTTCCGCCTGAGTCTTCCCGGCGGACCCGCATTGCAGTGACCCGTATACGACGAACGGTTCCGCCGTGACCGGGTCCGGCATCGAGTCGAAGATTTTCTCAGGCGTCGGGGATTCGTCGGGACAATCCACCGGGTAGGAGTGGGCGTGCCCACACGACTCGGGTTGATAGATGACCCCGCCCCCAGCGCCATGCGCAGGTAGGGGGAGGGGACCGTTAGCGACGGTGAACAGGCCATAGCGCAGCCCGCGCGGTTGCGGTGCCGGAACGTTATCGGCTGGTACTAGCGCCATGGCCTGCCCTCCTCATAGTCAACGGTTGGTTGGTTGCTGGTCACGGGGAGGTGGGGACAACCTGGTCGGAGCACAGGCAGCCACACGGGTCGATCACGACGGTGTACACGCGAGACAGGGGACACATTTGCATGACCGCCCACCCGTCCTCAACGAACGCCGCCGTGTACTGGTTGGTCGTCAACAGCGTCGAGTCGTAGATCGTGTCCAGGTCGACGACCTCAGCGGTCGCTTTGATCCACGTACCAGCGGGGAACACGATGAACTGGATTTCCGTCGGCAACTGCACCAACGGGACAGCGCCACCGGGGCCACCGGGTTCACCAGTGAAAGCGTCCTGCCAGTCGTACACGAACCGCGGCACGGCGTTACGGACCGCGAACCATGCCCCGATCTCAGCGTCACTGACGGCCATGAGGGCGACGCCCCGGCGGCGAGACATCGCCGCACGGATCTGCGCGAGAGCGAAGAACGGCAACACGACTTCCATGGACTGGGACATGGACATGCGCGCCCGGTACTGCATGTCAACGATCGCCGTCTCCACCGCCGACAGCAGTGCACTGGCGGCGTCGTCACCCGATTCACAGAGGGGAACAACCCCGGCGTCAACTGAACCGGCTTCGATCTCCGCTATCACACCAGCGTTGATTTTGTGCGCCAAAGCCACAGCCGCACCGCGAGTGAAACGGCCGATAACTTCGGGGTAGCCGCGGCGCTGCAACAGTGACCCGGTCAGACAGAAGTAGTCGACGGCCAAGCGGACATCTTCGAACTCGGGGCACGGAATTTCGTTACACACCTTGACGACGTCGGCGATAACTTCGGCCTCAGTCAAATGTGTGTCACCGGCGTTACCGATGGACGTGAAGATGGTAGAGAAGTCGATACCGCCGTCGATGGGGATGTTGAACCCGCCACGGTCAGCAGTCACCTCGGGGATAGCCAGGAGTCCGTCCATGGTTTCCTGCTCACACAGGTCATAAATCGTCTCACTGGGCGCGCACCAGCCAGCCGCAGCAACCAGGGACTTACCGGCTTTCACGTCTTTCAGCATCGACGCGACCAGGCTGCCACCGGCGACCCGCGACTCCTTGCCCGCGAACTCGAGCTTCGCGAGGTTCGCGCGGCCATCTTGGGAGTTGAGTCGCAACTCCGAAGGCGCTTCGCGGCGCATCTTCACACCACCATGCCGCGTAAACGACTTCAGTTGGTGCTTGTACGTGGTTTGCATGCGCTGCCCGTCAGCCGGCGCAGACCCGGTTTCGTGGACATCCACGTTGCGCTGGACTTGGCGGCCGCCCTTACGGACAGACATGGACTTCGAGTTGTAGGCACCGAACCGGTTGGCCATCGCCTGGGAGGCTTCGCCCCACCCGGTGAACTTGTGGCCGGTCGGGAACCCCGGTACATCGGCGGCGGCGACCATCGAAGCGGCGAACACGAGGGGAGCCGGGATGGTCGGGGACTGGCCGGTGCGAGCGATATCGGCGACACCCGGTGCACGGGACGCTACGACGGGCGCGAGTATTTCACCCTCCAGGGCCGGGGCCTCAGGCTCATCGTCTTCTTCTTCATCGTCAGTTCCACCGGCGGGCGCGAGAGCGGCCAACGAGGCGGCGGTCTGAGCGGCGTCGGCACCGGCGGTCGCGCGGTCGGCGCGGGCCTGCTGTTCAGCGACGACGGGACCCGACGCGTCAGCCAGCGCCTTGACAGCGGCGATCGACTCATCGGTGTGCTGGAAGTCGGCGGCAGTAAACGGCTGCGCTGCTGCGGAGATACCAGCCAGCAGGGTAGACAGTTCCTCGTCGGACAGGCCAGCGAGGTTTTCAGGGATTTCCGGCAGGTCCGGCATGTTGGTTCACCCTCACATAAATGGAGTGGTTTACCCAGCCGGACCGCAGCAGCACTGGAACGTCTAAGCACAGTTATAACACAGTTGCGGCCAGTTCAGCTGTCGATGGCTTTGATGGTCGCTTTCGGGTCACGGGACGCCGCGATCCGTGCCGCACCCAGCGACGACTTCGTGACCTTACTGCCGTCGCTGTACGTGACCTCGTATTTGGTGCGCGCCTTAGGCGTGTTACCGCAACACATGACGATCCAGCTTTCGTTTCAGGGCCGAGGCTTGCCGGGTAGCCAGCTGGCCGCGAGCGTGATCAATGGTTGACTGTAGCGCCGCCACAACACCAGTCATATCCGGTTCCTCAGTCACAGGCGCGTCTTCTTCCTCGGCCTGCTCCGCCTCTTCTTCGTTACTGGCGTCCATGAGCTGCCCAGCGATCCGCGTCAACGTGTCCGCGATCTCCGCGAGCTCAGTCAACGGCAGACCAGCAGCCACGACCGGTGGCCGCACCGGAGCCGCAGCAACCAACGCAACCTGACGGCCGTCACGCACCGCAGCGTGCGGCAACGGGAAACCAGGGTCAGCGCTGGCGAGTGCCAGGATTTCACCGAGCTCTAGCGTCCCGGCGTAGTCGCGCCAGTCACCCGACACTTCACGGCGGGACATCACCCTCACGTCGTCGGGAGTCAGGTCACCGGTGGCGACACCGGCGAACCAGATCGCGTTGTTGGTTTCGTCGACACCGACCCGGACGTGCGCGAGTTGCCGCATCCCGTCGTGGTGGGCGACAGCGCCAGCGAAGTCCAGTTCAGTACAGGCATGATCGTCAAGGTTGCGGCACCCGGCATGTGTACAGCCGGTACCGGTCTTGCCGTGCCCCGTGGTCAGGCGGCCAGCCGCGACCAGGCCCGCCGTGGTGTTGAGGGGGTACCGGTGGAACATCGCATAATCCGTGACGCTCTCGGGCGGAGCGACACACATCGACTTGTAACCAACATGGCACGTATCGAACGTCGCCAAATGCCCAAACACCCGCCCCGTCTCCGGGTCATACGTGAACGGAGTCACCTCGGACAGTTGCGGGTCGTCGAACAGCGACGCATCCAACACCGGGGCACTCGCCACCAGAGCGAACCGCGCCGCAGCAGCCACCGTGTCGGCCGGTGCTGGTTCGTCTTCTTCGATGGGAACGCATTCACCGTCGACCAGGTGCTGACCGTCCGGGCATTCACCCTCACCGTCATCACCGTCGGCCGGTTCTTCCTCGGCGGGTTCACTGTCGTTAGCGGCGGCCTGACCCGTTTCGGCATAGGCGGGGATTGGCACGAGCGTCGCCGCAGCGATCTCGTACGCACTGAACAGGATCTCCGTGGCAGGCATCTCCCCGCCCTCCATGATTTCCATCCACTGTTCGTCGGTGAATGGTTCACCGGTCGCGGCGTCCACCTCCGTAGCGGTCGCGCTGCCAGCGTCGACGGAGGGACCCAGGACACCCTTGTTGTAGAGGTGCATGGCCTCGGCTACGTCCTCGGCGAGGCGCGGCATAGCTTGGGCGTCGATGTCGTCGAACCATTCGCCCTCTCCCCACACCTCGCCGTCCCCGACCTCGATGCTGTCGATCGACGCGACGGACACGGACGTGTCGTGCCCCGGCTCATCGCTGCGCTGCCACTTCAACGCCAAGGGAAGTTCCCGGTGCGTAATCGAACCGGCCGCGAAACGCCGTCCGTCGCCGGTTGGTACGCCGACGGGTGCGAGTAGATGCCGCCACCTAGTGCCCATGTCGTGCTCCTTACGTCGTGTTCAGTATTGCTCAGAAAGTCCGGAACGGCCTGTTGGACATGTCGGCGGTTTCTCCGACTTCCATCAACAAAATTGTGCATCTACATTGGATGGTTTCCTGGGGTGGACCAGCGGGGTCACCGGGCTGCATCAACGGGAACCCGCCGACGTTGAACGGTTCATTGAGCCCGACGCGCTGACCATCCGCGGTACGATGCGAAGCCCTTGTTCTAGTGTCTAGAGTGGAGAGCCATTGCCTTTCGAACCGGACAGGTTCCTCACCAGGCTCGGGAGCCTCGGTGAGTTCCTGTGCCACAGCATCGAACGCATCGGCGCGGCCTCGGTTGAGCGCGGCGAGAGTCTCGGTCCTGGCCACGACGGTCGACCTGTTTCTCCAACGTGGAGTCTCGGTTGCGTCGAGGATCTCGTCGATCCGTTCCGCGGCCTCGGGGATCGTGTCGCCCCGGTTGGCTCCTTCGGCGATGTCGGCGGCGATCAGGTCGAACACTTCGTCGGGGGTGCGGACCATCCGGTTCCGTACTTCCGCGAGGTGCGCGGTGACGGCGGGCCGGGCATCGAACCGGTAGCCGTCACCCAGCAGACGCGAGTAGGCGCCGCCCATGACCTCTTTCACCGTCGTGTTCACGAACTCGCGCATGCTCGTATTCCATTCGGGGGCGACAGCGAACACACCGTACGGGTCGGGGCGCTGCCCAGGCCGAAGAACAGCACGCAAAGCAAGGACCAGCCACGCCGATAGCCGCGCGAAGTATCCGTCGTAGACGGTGCGTTCGGCTTCGGCGGCGTCAGCGATCGCATTCAAACGGGCAGGCAGCCACGGGTCTACCCCGTCGCCGTCCCACACCACCGGTGGCATTACCGGACTCCCGTCCGTGCCGCCGCCACCAGAGCCGCCAGGAGGCCACGTTCGTGTTCGCGGCCCCTGGTTATCAGCTCCATGACGTACCCGTTAAGGAGGATGTGCAGTCTGTCTACCGGTAGGTTGAACGCCTGCGCGATCACAGGTAGGTGAGTCCACGCGTCGGCCAAAGCTTTATCGGCTGTCCCCCGGTCCGCCGCAGCGACCCTCGTATGCAACTGGTGTCTCGGCGTGTCGCCGCGTTCCCGATGCGGAACAAGCCTGCCACCCGCCAACTCCAACGCGCGGAGGACAGCGATCTCGCACGCCGCCGTCAACCCATCCCCCGGCGGCGGTGCCTCATCGGGTTGCTCGGGGAGCGCACGCGGTTCCTCCACCTCAACTACAGGCTCCGGCTCGACCACAGGTTCAGTAGCCGGGCCGATCGCGGGAATGTCAGTGGACAGGCCAACGAGTTCCCGCAACTGCGGGTCAAGCAACGCAATATTGGGGGCGCTGCGGAACAGCTCCTCCGCAAGCCTGCGAAGTTTCTCCTGCTGGTCGGGCATTTCTTCGACCGGGAAATTCGCGGCCTCCACCGTCGCATCATCGGACAACAAGTGACGCTCATGCAATGCCAGGGCGTCAGTGGACCGGTCAGCACGGACCCGCAACGGGCCAGTGTCGAACGCGTACGCGAACCGGCGGGCGTCAACGTTCGGCCGGATTGCGGCGATCGCACCGTGCAGGTACATGCGGGTGATCGCATCAGCTATCCGGTTGAGTGGTGGTTCGTAGTGGGTTTTGATGGTCTCCTCGGCAATCAACCAGGCCGACCAGTGGTTGCTTTCGCCGGTGCCCATCATCATTTCGACGGGCGCATCCAATGATTGCGCCAGCGACTTGAACGTTGCCTCTTCCATCGGGAGGAGTTGCGCGTCTAGTTCTGACCAGAACGTGACGGGTGGTTTGATCTTGTCGAGGAGGTCAGCCGGGACGGGAACAACGTTGGGGGCGACAGCGCTGGCTGATGACCGGTCTTGGATGGCCGTGGACATGACTTCGGTCAAATGCTGGTAGAACCCTTCGACGCCGCCGGGGTTGTCGTCGGAGGCCGGGAAGTCGAGGTTGTCGGGGAGGAACCAGACACCCGCACCCGTCAAACGTGAATCAAGCTCGGCGAACATTCGCTTCCTGATGGCCTCCAGTTTGCGGAGGTCAGGGATCGCACTGCGGACAGGTGCATCGGGTTCGTTCGAATCGGCAGGGTGCGGTGTCCAGATCCGTTCGAGACTGTCCACGCCGTCCCGGTATTCAAGGACACCGCCACCATGCTGCGGCGGCCGGACAACCGTCAGCGTGCTCCCGGTTTTCTTGACCTCACGCCCGGCGATCGGATACCACAGGTCGCCGCCGTCTTCGGCGCCCTTCGACTCGGCAACGAGATACGCCTCACCGACGACGAACAGTTGCAGCCCGAGGGACTGTATGTTCTCGGCTTTCTGTGGCCCGGTACCCAAGGGGACGGCGGCGAGTGCCGCTATCTCGGGGTCTTCTGTCTCGCCGATAATGTTCCCGGCTTCATCGAGCTCCGCGACGTACAGGCGACATAGGGACATCGAGTTGGCGACGCTGCGGGCGACGAACCGGAGTTGCCCGGTGATGTCGTAGAGGCGCCAGGCGTCTTGCTGCCACGCGCGGTCTCCGGGTTTCCAGTCTTTCCACGCCGCACCCTTAAACGAGATGGGCATCCCCGCGGCGGTGAGTGACCCGCGGGTGTTGGATTGCTCCCCCACCACGGCTGCGGTGAGCGCTGGGGGTGGCGTGTGGGCGTGGCACGTGGCTAGGCCGCGTTTCGCCCACTGCCCGCACGCCCGGCCAGCGCGGGTGTGGCCGGTGCAGGCACGGTCAGGCGTCGGGGAGGGGACAGTCCGGGCTGGTGTCTGTTTCCTGGTGAGTAGCCCCACGCGTCAACGCTCCCTAATTGTTGCGGCCGGTCTGCGACAGCATGCCGGTGACCTGCGATGACGCGCCAATGAGACCGAGGATCTGTATCGACCAGTGCGCTCCCCACCAGTACGCAACTGGGACCAGGCCGGCGGACAGCCACATGGATGTGCACCAGGGACATTCGACGAGGTAGGCGAGCCGTTCATGCCACCGCTTATCCGGGTTCAACCGACGGAACAGCCAGTCGCGCCACGGTTTCGTTAGCTCGTCGGTGGAGACCAGGCCGGTGGCCCGCGCGACTGCCAGTGCGTACACGATCCACCACCATCCCTGCATAATGGGATGTTACCGCGCCAGAGACCCCAACGACGACGACGGGAACACTGTTCCTTTAGGTGCCGTAATCAACCGGGACACCGCGGTCATCGCATCAGCCCAGTAGGCCATGGCAATGCTGTCGCCGCTGTCGGGGCTCCGGCCGAGCCGTTTCACCAGATCGTCTTTCGGTTCGACCTTGATCCGCGGGGGTACACCGGTGGCGATATCCCAGCGCGGGGTAGTCAGGTCGGCCGTGAGTTCGTCGGACGGCGGCAACATAATCTCGGAGTCGTTGGCGGGGTCGAGAAGCTGCCGCAGATTCCAATAAGCGGCACTCCGCGTATTCGAATACGTGAACTCGCGAGTGCGGTCTTTCGCGGTGGTCTTCGCCGCCCCCGTGTAGGCGATCACTTTGACACCGAGTTCACGGAGCCGGTCGACGACACCACCACCGACACCGGCACTGTCGACGATCGGGGTGATGTCGCCGCCGGCTATTGCTGCCTGTATCCGGGCGGTGGTGGTCATCGTGTCCGTCGTGTGCACCTCTTCGAGGCTGGTGATGGCGGGGCCGGCCCGGTGCGCGAACATGGTTTTATCGCCGCCGGTCCTAGCGACATCCACGGACAGGAACCTGCGACCCTCCAACGGCGGCCGGCCAGCGTCCACCCAGGCGTGCCACCGCTCCACCGCAGCCTCCACCCAAGACAGGGGGATCAGGGCGTCGTCGTCACCGGCATGAAACTCACCCAGCACACGGGTCGCGTACATCGACGAGTCGGCGCCCCACTGCCGTTTCCGCTGCTCGGCCCACTCGGGGGAGATCCGGTCCGCTTTGATCGCATCAGCCAACGTGACGTGGATGGGGTGCCAGTCCTCGAGACCGGGCGCGCGTTTGTGGATGTCGTAGAAGCGGCCCGCTGTCGGGCCTGGTGTCGACAAGGCGAGCGCGAACGCTTCGGGGAGGCCGGTCGTGTGGCCGCCGGAGAACGCGCCCTCGATGGCGTCCCACGTTTCGACGGGGACGGTCTTGGATTCGTCGACGATATAGAGGAGGCTGTCTGCGTGGGCGCCCTCGATTTTGGCGGGGTCGCTTGACGCTACAGCGGTCGCCGCGCCGTGCTTGAGTTTCAGGTTGAGGTCCAGCATTTCGGTCCGGTTGGAGAGCTCCCCGCGGCCGAGCGCCTCAACGTTCAATAGGCGGGACCAACGCCGGACCTCGGGCCATAGGAACGCGCTGAGCTGTCTCCAAGCGCTGGCCGTGGTGATGACTTTCCAGTCCATGCCGGCGGCGTCGCGGGTTGTCGCGAACCAGAGAATCACGATCGACGCGACCGCGGTCTTACCCAATCCATGGGGACCCCGCACTGCCAGCCTGTGTTTGGCGACGAGCTCGGCCAGGATCATCTCCTGGTAGAACGTGAGCCCGCCCTGGTTTGGCCAGCGGACGCACTCGCGAGCCCAGCTGACGGGGTCGTACAGCCACTTGTCGGCGGGGCTGGGTTCGAACGACCGGGCGGCGTGCTCGAACGCGTCAATGATCATGTAACCGATTGTGACGCATCGTCGCCCGGATCAGGAAGACCAACACGCTGGCGCCGATGGTTGCGAACCCGGTCAGGACCAGCCAGGAAAGGAATGTGGGGGTCACCGGCGTATCCCCTGGATCAGGTAGACCAGCGCCCCGACCACAATGACCAGGACACCAAGAGACCAGACGAGCCAGGCGAGAGTGGTCGCGTTCATGTGTCGCGGCCGATGCGCGGGATATCCATCATGCCCACATCGTCTGATTCGATGGGTGGGCAAAGGTCATAGAAGATAGGAGGTGCGGTTGCTCTTTTGGATTTCCACCACTGGCAATTTTCGGAGTGTGGACCTAGCCCTAGGTATGCGTCGCAGGTCGGACAGGTAGCCGCAGTGCCGGCCTCCAGATTGGTGATCAGGTTTTCGACGATGGTGGCACCAGCGTGGTCGCCGCTGGCGAGGCTTTCGTCTCGCATACGTCGGCATCTGGTCAGAGCATCATTACGGCGCGTGTCATCGTATTTGTTCATGCTGTGTCCTTCCTTGTGCAGTCTGGTGGGTCGTCTTCCCCAGTGGTCCGGATGATGTAGTTGGTGTCTCGGGTGGCGGGCGTGGTTTCACGGAACACCACCTGGGTGTGTTCAATCCGGCCGCTGAACGGTTCAGGGGAGTAAAACTCTGCCTCCATGTAGGTGCCTCGGCGTGACTCCCAGGTGCACCCGCATGGCTCGAGTGGTGCTTGAACGTATTCCATTCCTACCCGGAAAGGACTCGTGAAGTCGTCGGGTTCTTTGATCAGTTCGACGTATAGGCGTTCTACTGGTGTACCGCATTCCGGGCACGCCGGTCGGCACGCCCAGCAGGGGTATATCCACGGGTTGTTGTTCATGCTGTCAACTGCCTTAGATGTTTGGGGACGATGGTGGCGACGAGTTGCTGTTGCTCGATAGAGAGGTGTAGGTCGGCGAGGATCGCCCTGATCGCGGTGGCCATCAATGTGCCCTGCGATTCGGCGAGGTGGACGCGGCGTTCTTCTATCCCTGCGCTGATGGCGGCTTTGCAGACGTCGACGAGCCTTTTGCGTTCGTCGTTGTACAACTGCACCCACATCGATGCTACGGCTGTCTCGGTGACGGAGTTGCCGTCTTTCCCGTCGGACGCTTTCACTTCGCTCACGCCCCACACGAGATCCTTGTCCTCAAGCTCGGCGACTTTCACTCGCAGCCAGTCGACATGCCCAGCGGTCCGGTGGACTTCCTCGAGGAGCGCGGTGGATGGATCGATCTCACGGGGCAGACCATAGGTGGCGACTGCTTTGGCTGCTAGTTCCCTGGTCGCAGCGATTTTGTGGTTGCGCATGCTTCCTCCGTGGAGGTGGCATTTCCCGACGCCGGGGTGGTCGGTCTTGTATCCGGCGGCGTTGCGGCAGGTGCCTTCGCTTTGTTTTTTTCGGCTGCCGCATTTTGGGTTTGGTTCATGGCTTTGTGTGGTCACGGACGTCTCCATGGCTTAGTTTCCGCTGTTGTTAACAGTGTTGGCTGTTGGGTTTGGGGGAGTTCGGGTAGGTCGAGGGTGGCGTGTGCTGGGGTGGTGGCTTCGGGTGCCGGTTGATTGCATAGGCAGTTGGGGTCGTTGGTGATGCCGGACGCGGTGCACGGCCGGTTGGCGATGGAGTTGGCCAGATCGGCGGCGCGGGCGATGTCTGTCCTCCAGGCGCCGGGATGTCCATCGTCGGGGGCCGGTGTGCGGTAGGGGCCTTCTTTGAGTGGTGGCAGTTGGGCGCGGCGGCGTTTGAATGGGTTCCTCATCGTCGGTTTCTCCTTTTCTGTCGTGCTCGGACACGTTTCTGGTAGCCGTGTGCGTAGGGAGATGATGGCGGGCCGGGTCGGGGTCGACGGAACATTGACTGCTTGTATGCCTTCAAGAACTTGCGGTGTTGTTTGCGGGTGAGGATGATGGGGATAATGCGGGCGAATTCGCGTCGCCATTTAGTAACGTCGATGTCGAATGTGATGTTCACGGTTGGCCATGTGAGGGTTGGGACCGGTTCGTCGCCGGTCTGGGTGATGTCTTGGGTGGTGTCGAAGCTGCCTTCCATGGTGGTGGCCGGCCCGGCGGGTTGGCCTTGTTCGTCGAGTGGCGTGAACCGGATGGTGTTCATGCGATGACTTCCAGGGTTCCAGCGAGCATGAGTACGACGCCGATGGCCCACACGCCGATGACGGTGGCGAAACGGCGCGCCATGGGCGTGCGGGTGGGGATGGTGATCATGAGGGCGTTCGAGGCGACGCATATGGCGCAGCCGGCGATCATGAGGGCCATGTTCATGGTGTTCCGAAGAGGTAGCCGATGAGGCCGCAGCTGGTGGCTATGGCGACCAGGCCGATGGCGATGAATGTCCATCCGGCGATGCGGACGGAGCGGGGCTGGTTCATGGTGTGTTCTTCCGTCCGTAGATGAGGTGTAGGAGTAGGGCGGTGGCTCCGGCGATGGTGACCAGTCCTCCGGCGAGGAACGCGAGTGCCGTGATTTCGGTCCACATCATGGTGTGTCGGTGTAGAGGCTGTGGGGGCCAGTGTGTCCGGGGGTGCGGAGGCACCAGGGGGATGGGATGCCTTTCACGAGTGGTGTCCCGCAGGCTGTCTCGGTGGCACGCGGGTGCTCATCGGTGACTGGTGCGGGGTCTGTCCAGGTGGTGCCGCGCCGGGTTTGGTGTCGCCCTTTGTGGTATCGGCTGATCGCGCAGACGAGGGTCAGGTTGATGGCTGCGTCTTGGTAGGTGACTTCGCATTCGGGGGACATCCTGGTCACGGGGAAGTCCTTTCGAATTGCAGGAGGGTGGTGTCCTCGGCGCGTTGGTCGGTGATCTCATGCGAGTCACTGTCGCAGGTCACGACGTGGTCGCAGGCGAGTCTGATCCGGTACGCGGCTTGCGGGATCGCATCGTCAGCGGTCCGGTTGGGGTTCAGGTTCCGGACGATCCGGCGGACTGACATCGGTGTGTCGCAGTCGGGGCAGGGTCCTTCACCGGGGAGCGTATACGTGGCCATGGCTACCGGTACCTGGTGACGTTTTTGCGGCGTGGCCCCATGGCGTGCCAGATGGTGAGGGGCGCCCATACGCAGAGCGCCCACAGTCCACAGGTGAAGAGGGTCATCAACAGGTGGAACGTGTGGCTCGTTTGCTTGCGTTCTTTGGAGACGCCCCGGTAGGCGGCGGCGTGGTAAACCTGCGGGGGGTAATGGTTCGGATTGGGAACAGGTCGGGGTGGCAAGAACTCGTGGTTGTCGTACATCATGGCCATGGCTGGGGACGGCTGGTGGGGCGGCAGGTATTCGCGTCCCATGGGTTGCCACTGCTGCTGCTGTGGTGGCGGTGTGGGGCCTCCGTAGGCGGGGGGGATCGGCGGCCACGGGCCAGGCTGGGTGGTCGGGTTGTCGTGCATGACGGGTCCTTCACTGGGTGGGGGGCCGGGGCGCTACCGTGCAGCGCCCCGGCGGCTTCTACTTCTTGTTTTTCTGGTCTTGCATGAGTGATTCCCAGACTTTGCCGATCAGTCCGGCGCGTTGGACGGAACCGGCTTGGTCGATGGTCCGGTCGAGTTCTTTTCGGTGCTTGGCGCGGTCTTTCTTGCGTTCGTTCTTGTCTTGCTTGTCTTTACCGCCCACGGGTGAACCTCCTACGGGTTGGGTGGTTGCTTCGTACCTAATGGTATGCGGGTGCCGGGGTTCGGGCATCCACCGTTCGGCCGGTTACGGTTGGCCGTCCGGGTTGTTCCGTGCCCGCGCGGACCAGTCGGAGGCCAGGACGCCGGCGGCCAACAGGACTACCAACACGTGAAGCGAAGCCTGCACCAACCAGTTGTTGGCTAGGGCGGCACCGAACATCACCGCGTTAATGAGTTGCAGGACGTACAAGACCCACGCCCGGACGGAATGCAGAGTCACGGTGCCTCCTCGTCGGAGTTGGCAGGGAACCGGAAGCTCCCCCGGCGGATAGACATCGGATGGTGGGACTCGGCTGCCCTGCCGTACTCCTCTAGTGGTTCATGGGATGGCCAGCACCAACCGTTGCCGTCGACTGGGGTCGGTGCGTCTTCCTGGTCGGTAGCCGGGCACGGGATTTCGTAGCACGGCCGGGCGGTGGATGGTTCCGCTTCAACTTCGGTGCACAGGCCGGTAGCGTCTGGGGGCGGTGGTGGTGCGTACCAGGCCCCGGTTACCGCTTCGGCGAACGTCGGCCCGTCGAGGTTGAGTTTCCGGTGGAGCTCAGTCGCGATGTACTCAGGGTCGACCATCAGCCGCACTCCTTAGGTTCATCGTCAGTGAACCGGCCGGCGGCGCGTTGCTCGTCGTACGGGCCGCGCTCGTCATGCAGTCCGTAGGAGACCAGCCCTTGGGTTGCCTGGCTGGATTTCAACCGGTCGTATTGCTCCTGCGTCACCGTGACCACGCCCTGGTAATCAACCACCCCAAGGTGCATGTCTTCGTACGGTGGGCAGTCGTGGGTCCTGTCCTCGCACGGCTCGGTGCTGCCTTCCGCAGCTGGGGGGAGATCTTCCACTGCACGCCAGATATCGCCCATATCCGTGAACGGTCCGTTCCATTGTTCCGTTGTTTTACCGACGGCGGTGATCGTTTCGCACGGCCACTTCGCGTAGATGGGTCCGGCCGTGTCGTTGAACCCTGTGATGCAGGTGATACACCGGTAGTGCGGGTCATTGCTGGTTGACTTCGGGTAGTGGAGCCTGCGAACTGCTGCGATTACCTCGGTGCGTTGTTTCCACAACCCGTAGCGTTCAGCGCGGGTGGTGGCCAGTTGGGCTTTGAGTAGCTGCGTCTCGTCGAACGGGTTGGGCCGCTCCGGTTGGCAGTCGGTCCGGGGGTGCCACGTGTTCACCGTTTCGGGCCTACCGGGCCGGGCGTACTGGACTGCGGCGTGCCGGTAGGTGTCGGGCCACGCGTACACGGTCAAGGTCACACCGTCGCGGTCGGTGTAACGGCCTTCCTCGACGAGGATGGTGACCATCGCGGGCCTGCATACGTTCGCCCAGACGCCACCGGTTTCGATCCGGGCGACGTAGTGAACGATGTCGCCGACCACCGGGGTGGGTAGCTGGTTCATTCCGTCACCTCGATTTTGCGGATACCGCCGGGCGCTTCGTAGCCGAGACGCCGCAGGATCAACGCGAGTAGCGCCGTCGTGGGGGTGTCGCCGGTCGCCTCGGGGGGTGCCACGGTTTCGAGCGTGTCTGACAGGGACATCAGGTGCCATGGCGGTGCGTCCTTGGCTCTCATGTAGAGGTACCTGCCGGTAACAATGTGTCCTGGTATCACCAGTAGGTACTGGTTATCAGAGTCGTTGATGCCGGTGATCAGCGAATCGTCTATTACTGGCTGGTCAACGGCTTCGGTCGGCTGGTTCATGTTGTCTCCTTGTTGCTGGTTTCCATGGTCTCGAATTCGGTGGCGATACTGCGGAGTGTGTCGGCGAGTTGGTGCGGCCACGCTTGTTCGCCTTCGAGGACGATGTGCCCTAGTTCGTGTTCGGTGCCGTTGACGCGCACGAGTACCGCCACCTTCACGGGGTCACTCACCGTTGCTCACCTCCAATAACGGGGTGGCTGTGTGTGCATTCGCTGTTGTCGTTCCACAACCGGTCGTACATGAAGGAGCGGTGCTCCCCCTTGTGGCCGGGCACCATGTCGCAGTGGACGGTCCGGTCTTCGCAGATGTTCGATATCGGGCAACGGGGGCGCGCCGTGTCTTGCCAGAGGGTGACGCCGCCTTCGGGGTCGCGGTGTTCGTGGTTGCCGGTATGCCCGATAGTGCCTTGGCAGCGGACATCGCCGTCGTTGTCGCAACTGGTCCACGACGGGCATTGCTCGAACAGTGTGTGTTCCTCGACGGGTGCGCACAGCATGTCGAGTAGCGGGTCACCCAACGTGGCGGTCCGGGCGGGGTCGATGTTCGATGTCGCCCACGCCGCGAACTGTTCCGCCGCTACCTGGCTGTCGAACGGGCCACGGTAGGAGTGTTTACCGTCGCCGTGGTCGATGATCACGATGAGCATGTGCAGTCCTCACCGGTCTCGGTTCTGGTGCACGGCAGGTCATCTACGGGCCATTGGTGTTCGGCGGTGACGTCGTGGTGGTCGGCCATGTGGCCGGCACGCAGGTGGCAGACGTAGTCGCCTACCCAGCCGTGGCCTTTCCGCCAGATCGGGTAC